CCACCTTCATTCCAACATGATTTGATTACTGATTTTAATTGTGCTTCTGTGAAAGCTCTTTGAGTTCCATCAGTTCTTGCTGTATTACCAGCTGAACCTGATCCACCACCAGAACCGAATACATCATTAGTTGCAATCCATGCACCTAATGTACCCATTTTTCTAGCAGTTGATGAGTTACCAGTTTCTTCTGCAATGTTTCCAGTTACAGTAGCTTCCATATCTCTTTTTAACTCTTTTGCTCTCTTAGCAATTTGATATGCTAACTCAGATGCTCTACCTGCTTTGTCTACTGACTCTTGTGTTCCTGTGATTACAACAGTTTTGTCCATAATCTGTGAACTATTTGAAAGTCTAACAGTTGCAGTTGATGCATCTAAAGTTGCTTCATCCCCTTCAATAACAGCGTTGTTTGTAACTGCTGCTGCTAAAGAGTCTGTTTGCCATTCGTGAAGAACTGCAGTAGCTTTTGTTTTAGCTGCTGAGCTGATGAATGGCGTATCTGTAGGTGCTATCGAATAGATAACATCAGAAAGATCTTCTCTTTCTCCTACTGAATCGTACGTGTCAAACGTATTTGTTGGCTGTGCCATTGTTATTTCCTTTGTTGAGATTTAAGATTAATAATGTCAAGAATCGCAGAAGAAGCATCTCGGATGTTTCCTGTCTTACGAACCTTGCCAATTTTATTTCTTATTTGCTCTCTACCAGAACTTGTTGATGACTTCGCAACACCAGACTTAACTACCTTTGGAGCATTAGCTACTTTCTTTTGAACGATAGGTCTTTTATCTTTCAAAGATTGATAGCTCATTGCATCTTTTGCAACCATTAAAAATCTATGGTCTGCAAGTGATCCGATCTCCTCATCATTAAATCCATAACCTCTAAGTGAGTTACGCATACTAAGTTTGAATTGATCTGCTTTATTTGGATCGCTATACTCTGGTATTTTTGTAGCTGCTAATTCACGCTGTGCTTCAAGAAATTCACTATACTGTTTAGCCTGTGCTTGTTTGGCTTTAGTTCTCATGTCATCAAGCTGTACTTGTCGTTGTCTTAATTCATAATCCAACTTAGCAGCTTGTGTTGGATCTTCATCATATAATCTTTGAAGATCTTGACTTCCTTGTTGTTGTCTGACAGTTGCATCAGCAGTTGCTATAAGTTCATTCAACTCTGCTAGTTTCGCATCATAAGATTGACGTAAACTATTCTTTTGGGCTTCAAGATCTCTCTTTTCCATCCCTAAAGTATGAGTCTTTTGTCTATAATCTGAGTCTCTAGAATATCCAGCTTTCAGTTCATCAAGGCTTACCTCAATCTCTTGACCATTTACTTTTAATCGGTGGAGATTCGGTTCTTGTGATTCTGTTTGTGTTTCTTCTGTTACCTCAGTGTTTTCAGATTCCTGCTCTGCTGGAGCTGCTTCAGACTCAGCTTGGCTCTCTGGAGTTTCCTGTTTCTCAGTACTTTCAGGTTCTGTAGATTCTGCTTTAGTTTCAGTTTCTTGTTGATCTTTTGGATTCAATAATCCTGAAATTTTTTCAGCAGCACCATCTATATTATTTGCTTCTGACATATCGTTCCTTTCATGGTTGACGAATTTGAAGTTGCGTTAGCTTAACTTCGTTTATTTAGATTATCTAACTCGTCCTGAGTTAGTTTTCCACTTGTCATGATACTTTGTAAATGACCTCTGATTTTGTCTACAAGATTGTAGGCTACCCAAAGATATGTACGCTTATCATCTTCAGTGAATTTTGTATTAAAGATTTCTTGTTTATATATTTCAAGAAGATCTTCAAATGCTGTCTTTAGAAGGGGATCGTTCAGAAGTTGTTCTGCTCTCTTGCCCTCCCTGATCTGTTTTTCCTTGTCCATTTGTATTAAAGAATTGTTTCTGTCCTTTTATCATTTCTTTCATCAAATCACCAGCTTTAGTTAGATCAGTTTGTTCTAACATAGATCTTCGTTTTAAGTTGGCTTCATCAATCTTGCTACCATATTTAAGTTCAAGTTCTTTTATTTTCAACTCAAACTCTAACATAGTTTGTCTCATTTTTGCCTCAATACTCTTTAGATCAGTATTAGCTTTTAGCTGTGCTCTAGAGTTTTCACCTTGTACCTGAGCTAGAGTTACTTTCTCAAACTCTGTTGGTGGTTTAGGTGGTAATTGTGGCATTTGAGATGCACCGACATCAGGATCCATAAAGAAAGGTTCTACACTATTTAGACCTGCATGTTCAACTAATTTTTTCAAAGAATTGTATATATTT